CATAACCAGGAATGTCTCTCCACTCATCGTTGTTATTTCTAAGTCCTCTTGCTGTCATAATATATTACTCCATTATCTAAATTAAACTTGTCTAAAACTCACTGGGTGGCTCTCGATCTGGACATCCATGTTTATTACATTTCCGAAAATCAAGAGCACTATTCCTAATTATCAATTCCGTATTCTTTTCAGTTAGCTCACGGATACGCTGACGCAATTCTTCTATTTTTGCATACAAAGTATCTATTTTAGTATCCAGTTCACCCACTCTTTTTTCCTTTTTCTCGTATAATTCTTTCCATTCATCAGCATACTGAGTAATGTTATCCGCTTCTGCTTTTTTAGCTTCTGCGGCAGCCTTACGTTTTCGAGATTCATAAAACATGAATGCTCCAATTAACGGCAGGCCTGCTGCGCTGATAAATGATCCTATCAACTGGACTATTTCTTGCATTTCCATCATTTAAAGTAAAAATAATATGCCTAAATAAGTGGATAATAAGGCTGCTATCTCAATCCAGAACATCGGCTTGCTCTGGTAGAACTTATACCAAAATGTGCCCTCTTTTTCTTTGGCAATGCTTAATGCAGTATACCCTACATAGGCAAGCCATACTAACAACATTGGCCAGAGGTTCAATGCCACCCAAAGTTGCGATCCGGCAATACAGATGATTGCTCCAGCAGAATGTATCTTGCTCTCATAATCATCTTTGAAATTGGGAGCTGAACCAACAAAGAACATGCCAGCACAGGACAGAAATGCAACCCATTCCGTGTTTGGTTTACTTACCTCCAATATTGCAGGCATCAATAAACCGGCAGTCAGCCACATTGTTGCCATAAACCACAATTTATGCTCCAGGTAGTAATAGGTTGCACTTATGGAATAAGGTACACCCTTAGTCTTTACACACACGGCAGCCGTGTAGGCCGCAATAACAAGCATTGAAATAATCGTCAAAATAGTTATCATACCAATCTTACATTTATGTTAATCAATTCTTTCAAATGGGCATATACCGGATTAATCGTACCATAAAAGCAGTAATATTTCTTCCTTACGCCGTCTTCCATTTCCGTGTAATACTTTCCCTGTTCAAGCGTCATGCCTGGCGCATAGAGTTTGGGATCGTATTCAGTGCCTTTGTGATTTTCGTCCATGCGCTCATAAAGGGCAGCCGTATCTACCGAAGGAGGATATATTTCGAGAACCGGATTTATCGGTTGCCGGACTTTCCATAACCAGTCATCGTTAATTACCCGGTTGCCGGTATCCAACTTCCCGTTAATAAATTCTTTCCATTCCGCATGTGCGTATTTGGCACCAATCGCTTCATCATCCGTCAGTGACATTGCAGACACAGATTTACGGGTGATACGGGATAGTTGCTTCTCTGAATAGTGCGTTTCCGTGTATTTTACGGCTTCCTGTAATTCGGCTGTTGTTCTATGGATTACATCGGGATAGCCTGTCACCTCAATCGCTTCTACATCTTCCACTGTCTCGGCAGCTTCAATATCAGAGAGTAACTTTTCTGATAGACCTATACAGATATCATTATAGTCTGCCATCTCATTGAGAGCTTCCAATAACAGAGATGATTTATACGATTTCCCGTTTACTTCAACCGTATCTTTTCGGGCACACTGGTCTTTTAGAGACAAACGGTCGTATGTATATACATCGTTGTCCTCTATGTAATAGTGCCGGTAGTCGGTGTTGTAGACTTCCTGACGTTTCAAGTCTTTTGCAGTTTGAAGTTTTTCTTCCGGTGTCGGTTCGGGAGTGGGTGTCAATTGCATATTGAACACTTCTTCTACGGATGCACCTTCGTTTGCCTCTTTAAAGGCAATCTGTTCTTCTGTCAGCAAAACGTACTTTCCTGCAACATAATCCTCCCATGTCGTGCCGATATCGTTGTTTGCTGTATCAAGCTTTTCCGGCATTGTGACATATATGTTTGCTGCGTCTTTTTGTATATATATATATTTACTCATATCACTTATATTTGTTTTATTCTTCGTAAGCCCAGTATCGGATCAGGACAGTACCGTCACCGCCGTCACCTTCTGATCCACCACCGCCACCATAACCACCACCACCATTTACTCCACTTCCTTTACCTTCTTCATAGTCAGATACTCCTGCTTTTCCATATCTTTCACCTCCACCACCGCCACCACCGGCAGCATTCCGTTTACCTGAAGACTCCCCAAAATCTCGAGTCGTATGACCTTGTCCTATACCTCCTTCATGAGCGCTGCCGTTTGATCCATTACTACCATCCGAACCGCCATTACCTCCTATAGAACCTCCTCCACCGCTACCTGAACCGCCATCTGAATGCCATGGACTATTTTCGTATCCATACATACTCCCTCCATAAGCTCTATAATTCGAGTTTAGAAATTGCGAGTATCCACCATCATTAGGTGGAGTACTATTAGAACTTCTACTACTTCCTTTGCCAACTATTATTGAAATTAACTGACCCGGTATAACAGGGATAGCATCACCATCTCTCCATCCGGATGTATCTTTTTTAAAGGTTTTTGTATATCCTCCAGCTCCTCCTGTATCTGTATATCCTCTATTGCCTCCGCACCCACCACCGACAAGAAACACATCAACCTCCGTACATCCAGGTGGAACCGTCCATGTGTAATTTCCTGCCGGATAAAACCGCTTCTGAAAGAATACTAACTTCTTACTTCCTATCGTCCTTCTTCTCAACATATCAATCCTTCTCTTTAACGGTTATTGAATACATGACACCACTCGTAGCGATCTTCAAAATGGACATCTCGAAAGGCACGCCGGAAGTAGTGGTAATAGAACTACCGGACATTGATCTAAAACTGCCAGTAGTAGGGATGGGCTGCGTAAAAGAAGCGGTAGGATTACAATCAAGATATATCTCTTCGCCTACATTCAATGCCCTTGCAGACTCATTTATCGACAGGTTTGAAGCGGAGGATAGGGTAGCCTTAACCAACCTCTTGCTTGTCGGTATATTCACAAGAGTGGTGACAGCATTACTCCCTGTGCCGAAATTTACTATATCATCCACCCTCTTCTTGTCCTCCGCCGACATATACCCCGCTGTGGCGGAGGTGGCGGTAGGGGGAGTGAGGTATTCACCGTTGTCGGAGAGGTATTTTGTACCGGAGCCAGTATTTTGTAAACTTTGTCGATTAGATACCAAAGTATAGGTCTTGTCACTCTTATTAATAATTATGGCTATTATTGTCAACCATATAGAACGATCACTGGGGTCTACCGCTAAAATATTTGTTGTAATACCATATATTTCAGTAGAATTATTAATTGTTATCGGGCCAAATCCATCAGGGTTAGTCTCAATTCTTGCTGTTGTTATTCCTTTATTTACTGCATCAACTACCTTTTGATAATTTTCATCTGACAATGTACCATTCTCCTCTGGGAATAAAGTTGCAACATCCAGATACTGATTGCTCGCCACTATCTCCGACCACGCCCCATTGTTACGCCCGTAGGTTTTTCCGTCCTTTGGAGCATCTACCGTAATAGCCGCATCTTCTCCTGCTGGGCCTTGCGGACCTTCTGGACCTCGATCTCCTTTATCGCCTTTCGGGCCCTGTTCTCCCGTAGGACCTTGAGGGCCAGGATCGCCTTGAATACCCTGCAAACCTTGAGGACCTATATCACCTCTTTCACCTTGAGGTCCTTGAGGACCGGTATCACCTTTGTCGCCTTTTGGACCCTGAGCACCTTGAAGCGGACCATTGTTTTTCCACACGGAATTGATTGCATCATAAATATAAATGTCGTACGGAGCACCTTTACCAACGCCATAAGCATCACCAGCTTGTGGGGAAACTATTCCAGACTCTAATTCTTCCTGCGTGCTAAAATATCCAAGTACCTTAAAACCACTTCCCGTATCTCCTTTATCGCCTTTTACTCCCTGCTCGCCTTTAGGCCCAACAGGGCCTTGTGGACCAGTTTCGCCAATAGGTCCCTGCGGGCCTGTTTCTCCTTGAATCCCTTGTTCTCCTCTAAGACCTTGCGGACCAATATCACCCTTTTCACCCTTCAATTCTGCCTTATCTTCTTCCGTCAAATCAGAAAAATGCAATTTCAGCTCGTCTTTCTGTTCCGGCGTTAGATCGGAAAACTTCAACTTCAAATCATCGTAAGAGACAAGTACACGATAAGCTGTATCTTCTTCACTGGTGTACTTCCATTCAATGCCTGTGCTACCAGTACGAAAAACAGGAGTATCACCGGCAGTACCTTTCAGATCGGACAAAGCGACAAGATTCTGCCAATTACCGTCCGTATAACGCCATTGGATATAGGTTTTATCCTGATTTACCTGCAAGAATACTTCACGTCCATCTACACCCTTCAAGACAGACAGAGCAACACGTACAAGCTTATATGTGCTACCCAATACCTGAAAGGCGGGAAGAGAGGACACACCGGTAAGTGAACTTACCTCTTCGTACTGCCCCGGATCTTTCGCCGTAGACGCAATCAAATCCTCCATCGCTGCCGCAATCTTCTGCAAGTCTTCCGGCGTGATCGTTGTCCCGTCTGATAATATGATATCTCCTGCTGCCATAGGTGTTAATCTATTTTATTCCTCTGTTCAAAAATTGATTTTGCATCCGCCAATGACGCTGTATATATAGCCTCGCTATCTGCATCCGGTATAGACTTGTCAAATGATATATTCTTGGTCCCGTCTGCATTGATGATTATGTAGCCGAAACGAACATCTGCCTTCTTGACTGTACCCGTTACCGACTTTACGTTTTCCCCTTCATCCTGTGTGATATTGTACTGTACTTCGTAACCTGCCACATTGTTCAGGTATGTGCTCTTGACCACTGATGATACTTGTTCGAGTGCCATAACTTATTCCTCCTTATCTTTAGTTTCCACTTCTGTCGTTCCGGCTTCAACAGCCTTTGCTATAATGATTTTAAACGACGTACAGATTATTTTCATCATCTGTTGATAGTCATTATCTGATATTTCTATTGCCCCCGTTGAATGGTAGATGATATGTGCCAGATCATACATCGGAACGGATTCTGCGCTCTTGATTATCGCATCTCCAATTTCATGTGTCAAATCAGCCTTCTGAAACTTATCTACACCATATTCTACATTTAACTCTTTGAAATTTACTTGTTTCATAATGATTTGTTTTTTTAATTATTTATCCTAATGAAATTTTTAATATATTTCCATCTCTCCAAACCATTCCCAATGATTTTGGATCTATGGTTGGAATTGAAGTAAGAATCAATCCTGTTGATAACGAACTTAAAATTTTTCCATTAACATCATGGACGGAAAATCCTGCTATCCCCATTGAATACCTGTATACTGTAGAACCAGAACTGCTATTTCTCAAATACATGTGTAAAGCTGGAATTGACTGATAACCAGAAACATTATCAAATTTAAATTCAGTCACTAATGAATTAGAATTATTAATCATTTTAAAACTTCTTTCTGAAGGGTCAATAACAAATCTATTTCCATTATTTGATGATTGAATTTTTCCAGTTATAGATAGATTCCCACCGATATCCCAAAAAACATTTTTCTTAGCTAACCATCCCGCACCATCATGCCCCAAACGTATAGCAGAATTTGCTCTATCTTCCCATGAGCTCCCCGCCCAAAATGCAGGACCTGTAATATCAGGAGACATACCCGCTAAACAGACAAAGGATGAATTAGAACCAGATCCCATTTCTATACGCCTATTTAACCTCATTTTGTTTGATCCAAAAGAATAAAATGCACCGGTTATATCTGTCACGGAATCTAATTCACCTTCAACACTATCAACTCTATTCCCTAAATTATTTATATTGATATTTAAACCCTCTGCTGTTTGATTAACAAAACTCTCACTTGCAAGTCCTTTTACAGAAGATGATATCTGGCTACTTGTCCAACTTGTTGTAGCATATCCAACTAAAGCTCCATCAACATAAGATCCCACCTCGGTTTGTATTTTACTACTTGTCCAGGACTGAGTAGCGTAATCCCTTCGTACAACTTGCTGGAATTCATCATATTCTTCCTTAAACGAAGTAAGTTCTGCTTTATCTGCCTTTAAAGATAAAGAGGTATCATATTTAGTATAAATTTTACCGGTCTCGGCATCAACATAATCTTTAGTTGCACGTAACTTAATTTCTTCTTCGTTTTGTGTGATTTGAGTTTGTAGATGTACAATAGCATCCGCAATCTCATCAGCAAACAGCCCTACACCATAAATAAGTATCTCACCAGTGAACCTCAGTTCAAAATCACCTTTCCCGTTCCATTTCCCGACCTTAGACAGCTTTTGATAGCTGTCGCTTTCCGATAGCTGCTCTTCATGATACAACTCGGTCCCCGGAATACCGAAACCGCAAGAACCGGGACGGAGCACCTTATAGAACAAAGAGAAAGAATACGTTTTTTCCTCTTCTTCCGTGTGATCCGGGATATTCATTATAGCATTCTGCTGAAGGATATACGTGTTCCTTATTCGCAGAACGTTTTGACCGTTGTCATTATAAATATCGGCAACTTGATCCTTTTCTACATAGAAGCTACCATCCAGCCAAAGATATTCTCCACCTACGTTGATAAAATGAACGTTATTTGCGGCTCTCCAATAGTTTGTATTCTGGCTGAAAGAAGAGTTTACAAGGATGTTACCTCCTTCGGCGGATATGTCGTTACGGATACTATCAATAAGGCTTTCAAACTTGCCGTTCATGGCAATAAAAGTCTGCTCAATGGTATCTCCGTTTTGAAGAATGAATGTCGAGTTTTCAACGTATATCCCGTTCAAATAAGCCCCATAACCAGACAACTGATCGCCTCTCTGTGTCCTGATTCCTGTCAGGTGTCCAATACGGGCTTTCAACTTGCCTTCGGTGCTGGCATCAGTAATACCATCGTACACATCGATAAATGGAGCACCGCTATCGGCCGTTGTTAGATATATTAATCCCTGCCGGTCCGTATCTTCATTGTTACCCCAACGAAGGGCAAAATCTCCGGCTTCCGGTTGCCCTGTCCCTTCTATCAGAGGAATAGCTATATCAAAATAGTCACTGTCCACCCCTATACAACGTCCGAAAAGATACTTGATACTGGTCGTTCCCGTCCGTGTCTGTATTCTGACACCGTCACCCTTACGCAGGTTCATAAGCATAAGACCATCCATATCGTCCATATAGCAGCGATAACGGTCAGACATCACTTCTACTCTGGCTATTTTGTTGATATCAGAAACAATCTGGCTACCTCCTAAACCGTAAATCTGGGAATAGACAATCTCGTAAGCTGTGAATGTTTTTCGAATAAAGAGATTATCCATTTCCCCAGTGGCCGTCGGTGTGTCTATCTGCCATCCCCAACCGGTAAAACCGGATGCAAAAGTTGGCGATCCGGTATTGCCCCCTACATAGATATCACTCCTCACACGAAGCGAGTCCAATATGGCGGCGCCCGTACTCTGGATCTCCCAGCCTTTACCTTCCCAGCCGTCTATGAAAATGGAAGAGCCGATCTTCTTGTCAAAAAGTATATTCCCGTGGGCGGTATCGTCGATATCTTTGCGAAGATACATATCACTTATGTCTACATAAGCCTTATTTATCTCATATAGTGTACGCAGTGCTGAAAATACATTTTCATCTGAAGCAGCAGTAGCATCATCCTTTTTCACGATATAAACACCAAAGCCGCCACCTTGATTCACATAAGTATTCCCTTTAAACTGAATATTATCTAACTTTTGTTCCAGTTCCCCTAATCGGGAATAGGCTGCACTTTCCCCGATTGTGTATACAGGGGAATCGTAGGGGATATCCAACTTCTTCTCAAAGCCGATTACACGAGAGATACGACCGTTCTCAAAATACGCCTTATTTATAAGGTTTACTTTTTGCCCTGGCAACAGGTTGATTTCTTTTTCTGGATTTAACAACCCATTGTTTTCATCATAACCGGAAACCCGATAAGAATTAAGACTGCATGTATATGTCGAAGGATCAGAAACGACCTTGTCCTTATATGCAATCGTTCTTTCCAAAAGTTCCTGTTCAGCCTGTGGAATTAGAGCGTCATTTACATAACGGGTATCAAAATTGTACAAGATATATTTATTCCCTATACCTGGAATAAGTGGGCTTTCTGGCAAAGTCTGTCCATAAGTATCATTGCGTACTATTTCAAACACTTGCGCTTCCGGGTTATCTTCCGGCAATCTTTCCGGGTTGAATTCCAAAGCAAAATCCATTCCCGAAAGGGGACCGGTCTGAAATATGACGTGCAAGTCCTGTCCGGGAAGAATATATTCTTTTTTAAATGTCAAATTCGCATCCTTGAACCGATATACAGTGAATGTGATAGGATCGCCAGAATCATCCTCATCCGTGATTTCCTTAGGAATTACTTCAGTTATCGTTCCGGTCACACGAGGATAGATGTCCTCAAAGATAATGACCGCTTCAACAACCTGCTCTTCCTCCAAGCCTTCGATAACATCCACATACGGAGTCGCAGCAGGAAGCATCAGTCTTTTTTGGACGACACCCTCGACGACTGCCCCCGTTTCTCCCTTCCGATAGTCAGATGGAATGTTTCGAGACGATCCAAAAGCATATAGTCTTGTTGCAAAAATATCCTGACTCTGGCTCCTTGACATTGAAGATATTTCCTTCCCTATTTCCAAGTTTACAGGTTCCCCATGTTCCAAATGTCCAAGATATATTTTATCCCCATCAACCCACCATTCACATTCCCATGCCTCCGCTATTTTTGTCAGAGCATCTATGATGTTTGTGTTGTTATACTGCACCAATTTAGCTACAGGATCAACAGTGCTATCCACTATAGCTTGATATTCCTTGCCTTTAAAAGTAAATCCTATTGCACGGAGATTGGAAACGACAATGCTCAAATGCGCTTCCGGGGAACGGGTAAGACTCCAAGATGCTTCTTTATTTCCTTGTCGATCATAAAAAAGTATATGATTCTTCCATCGATAATAATGTGATTCCAGCCTGAGTGTATAATCATATCCACCGTTAGAAGTATTAAATGTTGGGTATACTTTATCTGTTATATAATAAAGCGAGCCTTCATAATCAACATTGTCTCCTATCTCCAATCGTACCGGAGTTTCTAAAGAGAATACAATACTAATATAATCCTCTTTCATCAGCTCAAATCGATGCAATGAACTCGATCCTATTGATACTGACAACTTGATTCTGTCTGATATGTCCCTTATATCAATCATATGTTCAAAGTTCAGGGATAAAAAAAGGAAGTCCAATTTTCTGAACTTCCTAAATACGACAATCATTTTATTGTCGTGAATTAATCTCTATCATCAGGATTAGGCTCTTCAAACTTAACGGACAACCGGCTGTTCATACGTGACCGATCAAGGGCAAAACTTGTAGATTTTTTATACACAAGGGTAAAGGATATACCAATAGCCGGAACCCGAACTATAACTTTCCCTCTTTGAAGTTCCGAAACAAACTTTGCATAATTGGACAAATATTCTTCGGGAGTATCGCCGTGAATATTAAATGTCAATGTCACATCACGACTTGAAATTTTAGGATTGTTATATATTACCATCTTCCCGTTTTCAAGGCGGCTTTCGCTTTCTATAAAATCCTTATTGCCGGCAGGAGTAAGAAGGTTCTGAATAAAGCTTTCCCCCATAGCAACCCTATATGTTCCCCAAGCATCATTACTGTTTATAAATAAGTCTCCCAACATAATCTATAATATTTTTGCAGTTCCGTCATTTATAATATCGACTTCACATCCTCCGATATTTACAACTAATATCACGGAATAGTTAGTTGCTTCTATTTTAGCCTTTCCCCCGTGCATAAGCATTACCTTATGAACCTTTGTATTATCATCATAAGACAAGCTCGCAATGGTATTTCCTACTACTGCAACATTCGGTTTATTGCAGAGTTCAATATATCCACAATCCACATAAACCCCAAACGGTTTCACATTCTTGGCCATCCCCCTAAATGATTCTAGGGGTGGATAGTTGTTATGTTCGCAAAACTCCCGGCCTTGTGGGGAAAAGAAAAGCCAACACAAACTTTTCCAGTCTGTAGCTTTTCCTGACTCACAACAAGCACCTAAAGAGATTGCTTTCTGCATTATATCATGAACTTTCATACTATAAATTATTTGTATTGTTTTCTATCTTTGTCAACTTGGAAACTACTTCTTTTAATTGCTTTACCGTATCTCCGGTATTATCACTAATTTGCTGCAATTCTATATATATATTAGCCATCATCACGCGAGTTTCATCTGCAATATCATACAATGACGCAATTCTTATATTTATCGAATCAATACTTGCACTTATATACAGCAGATTTGCAATCTGGTTAGAACTCTGCAAATACAAAAGAATTTCTTCCCCAATCATTTGCAAAGCCGTAAATCGCCCATTCAATTCATTCGCTGAATCTTGAGACATTACTTCAAATCCTCCGCTTGTTGCCTGTTGCTCATATTTGCTTTCATCCTTTAGCCATTTGCCAGAATTTTCAAATATTTCTTGCGCCTCCTTGTCCATCTTTTCCTTCAACTTATTCAATTCGGCTTCTTCCCATGGCGACACGATACCATCGGACATATAGTCGGCCAACTGCTTCATGAAATCTTGAACCGAAGGAGACAGCTTCTTTTTTAAAAACTCTATGATAGCGGTTTTAATGAGTGTTTGAACAGCTTTAGCGGATGATTCTGCGGCATTTTCTCCTGTAGCCCATGCGTCGGCATAGGCCTTAGCAAACTCATCAATAGCGGACATAACATCTGTCCCAGTGATGGCCTCTATCGCTTTCTCCTTATTCTCTTCAAGTTGAGCATTAATATCGTCTAATTGTTTCTGCCACTCTTTTATACGATTGTCATCTGTTTTTTTCTTGTCTTGCTCTTCCTTGATTTGTTGCTGAATAAGAAGTTTTTGTTGCTCAAGAAGTTTATTTTGCTGATCTATCAGTTGAGAAGCATCAGTCGAATAGGCTTTTTCTATTGATCGGCCTAATTTTTCATATGATGCATCAAGTACATCAATCTGATCCTGTAATTTCTGGATGCGCTTTTCATTCTTTTTATCATGAATTTTAGCGATAGCGGAAGCCAAAGAAGAAACGACGCCAATAGCTGCTCCGGCTGCGGCTCCAATGGGGCCAAACATTGCTCCGGCTTGCACTCCTTGCATTGTCGAATTAACAGCATCCATTGCGATATTCAAACCTTCAGCTATGCCACTAAATACCCCACCAAACGAGTCGCCCAGCTTGCCAAATGTATTAGACAAAAATTGGACCGAAGAAGTAACCTCATTTACACCTTCATTTATAAGCTGCAATGATTCCGTTAATTTCTTAGGATCATTCCCTGCGGCGAAAAAACGTTTTAAGCCTTGTGTTACTTTATCAAATGCAGGCTGTAAAGTCTCTGCTTGATCTTTTACTCCCCTTAGCGATTCACCGGCCTGCCGTATAGCTTCTGGTGCTTCTTGCCAGCGTCTAAATTCATCTTCTGTTATACCTAGTTTTGAGCCAACAGTTGCGTCCCATTTACCATTTTTGATAAAATCAAGTGCTTCCTGACCTTTTGAAGCAAGTTCTTGCAGCTCCTTCAAAGATTTATCGCGCATATCTCCAAAAAGAGCAATAATAGCATTTGAAGAATTTTTGGTCTTAATTTCAAGATCAAGCAATTCTTTATCCCATTGCTTACCAAGCATCAATTTTTCGCCTTCCGTTTCAGCATTAGCGATCTTTTGACCATATTCGACTGCAAGAGCCATTTTCTTCTCCTGATAAGAACCATATTCTTTCAAATAATCATTCATAGCCTTACGCTGGGCTTCAACCTGCTCATATTCCACTTCTTGAGTAGAACGCATACGGGTAGTTTTTGCCTGCGTAACGGCCGTTTTTATTTCAACAGTCTGCTCTTGCGTCAGTTTTCCTCCTTGCGCCTCCCTCCATTCCTTTTCCTTTTTACGGATAGCTTCTATTTCACGATCGTAATCATACTCTATTTGGGCAATGCGCTTATCGGAACCTTCCTCCATCAGATCAATCCGGGATTGCTCGTTACGACGTTGAAGTTCTAATAGTTCGTTATTTATTCTTTCCTGAACCTGTTTTTGTTTCTCTGCTTCTTTTTTCTGCTTTTCAGTTTGTTCCTTACCGATAGAGGCCTTATTAAACGCAACATATTCATCTCGCATTTTCTCCAGTGCAGATCCTCCTATATTTGCGGCATCAGCAGCAGCAATCAATTCTCCTTTAGCTTCATTTACCCTTCTATTGTACTCTTCTTGATCTATGATGAACATTGATAATTGTTTATCCAGATTAGATAGAGTTTCTTTATATGTGTCAATAGCTGAGAGGTCTTTAAATAATATATCTGTCTCAGGTGTAGATGTTATCTTATACGCCCCTATTAATTTATCATTTGATTCATTCAATGCTTTAATTTGCTCATTCGCATTATTGAGCTTTTTAGTATATAAACCTATTTGATCTGTTAAGGCAGCAATTGCAGGGGCATTGCTATTCCACATATCATTGCTTTTCTGCTGTTTTTCTAATTCCTTGTTCAATTCAACAAGTTTTGCTTGAGCTTCATTTCTCCTATTAATGGCATCCACCATTTTATTCTCATTTTCAGAAATTTGATTTGATATAATTTTAGCAGAAGCGACATCTTCCAAACTTTTATATAGATCATCATAAGCGTTTTTAGCATTGCCAATTAATATTATTTCAGTTCTTAAATTTCCGAAATAATCTGGGTATAACTCTTGCAATTTTTTAGCAGCAGCTGTTCTTTCATTAATTGTTCGAGTTGCATCTTGGGTTATTTTATATAATATTTTGGCTTGAGCAACCTCCTCCGCAGAACTTCTTGCAGAATCTGAATGTAAGCTGTTTAATATTTTTTGTGTTTTTGTAACTGAATCTATTGCATTATTTAGTCCAAACAAATTCTTCGTCCATTCAATAATATCTTTCCCATACATCGAAAGTACAGTAATACCTACAACAAGTGCTGTTTGCCAACTGAAAATAGACGAAATTAACTGTTTCCATACTGGCGCAACTTTAGCTACATCATTATTCCCGGCCGCAACAGCCGCTTTAAAAGCCTTGTATTCTGCCGACGCTTTCTTTAACTCGTCTGCAAGCATAGGGAGGTTGTTTGATATGGCCAAAAAGAAAGTATTCCATCCTATAGCTAAAGATGGCAATTCTCTCGCTACTTGTTGTACCGACATTCCCAAACCATTCCAGGCAGAAGCGTAGTTTCCTACATTTCTTTGATATCGGCCGGTAGCCTGTTCTGCCGCACTAATCTCGGTATTCAACGACTGTATCTGCTTTTGCAAATCGGTTCCGATCGCAGCCTTTCTATCCGAAGCGGACAGACGATCATATTCTGCATTAAGTAATGACAACTGTTTTCTCAGGGAAACAAGAGAATCCGCTGCCACCCCTTCTATTTTTATATTGTCGGAATATTCTTTTCTGAGTTTTTTTAGAGCCTCATTTTCTATTGTATATTGGTGAGTTATTTCCTTTAATTCAGTCAAGATATTTGATCCCTTTTGCCCCCTCTTGTCTATATCAGACAATGCCAAATAAGACTTATTTAGTTTCTTGACATCTTCATTTAAGGCTTTGACTTTCAACTGTTGTTCAACAAATACATCCGTAGCATTATTAAGCTCCGATGCCATCTGTCGTGCGCCTTCCATTACTCCATTAGATACATTAAGCTGATCTATAATACGTTGATAATTTTGAACCTGCTGCTCATATTCTTTCAGTTTTTGTGTCGATTCCTGATATTTCTTATTTAACTCTTCGAAACCCTTCATGTCACCAGCAACATTAAAGTCTTTAAGAGCCGTTTTCAGAGCTTCTACCTCTTCTCTGAGTTTTTGCACTTCTTGCCATTTGGCAGAAACATCAAAACTAAGTTTTGCCATAAATTACCCCTCTTTCTTTGTCCGGTTCAATAAATAACGTCCGTCTCGCTCGATAATCAGATCACCTGTGACTTGGTGTAGAATATCCTTTTGCATTAATAATAGATTTCTATATGGGATACGATACACTATCTCATTATAAGTTAGCTTTAAAGTTTCCATGAATGTGGCAATTTGCCCCATCATCGTCTCATTGCCTATTACTTTGGTATCGCCGCCATTCTTGCCACGCTCTCGGCTAAGGCGGCACAGACGAAAAAATCCTCTGCGGAGATTAGATTTATAACCGTTTCAAGTGCTTCTTTCAATTCCTTCATTGTCGCATCTTGAATCTCCGTATATTTATCCGGATCGTCAAAAATGAAAACAGACAATCCCTTTAGCAGATTCTCCAAATCTTCTTTTGCTTTATTCAGTTCTTCTTTACCTGTTGTGGTACGATCTATACAAGACAGATATTTTATTGATTTACATATAACAGCTATTGTAGGAGACTGAATGGTATATGCTTTACTTCCCAAAATGACGACTTTGAGGTCATCGCCTAAAATAGCGTTAGCGACTAAATTTGCTGCTTTGTTCATTGGATATTCATATTAAGCAAGAAAGGGACGGGCAGAATGTATCCGCCTGCCCCTTTCTGTTGTGATTCATTAATGGTACTTTAAATTCCCTTTAAAGTTTTGCCTTCAACATCAAACTGATATTCTGATGCAATGGTAGTTGAAACCTTCAAAGGAATGGCTGAAATAGCTAAACCAACGGCTCCATCGGTAGACGCTCCGCGCCCGATAACATTTGCTTTAGGGAAAATAATCGCTACATTATCATTAGATACAGCAACAACGCATTTATAACGCTGTTCCCCTGAGTTTCCTCTTTCCCAGCCTTTGCTATCATCTAATGGTTTACCACCCATCAATTCTGCCTTAGTGTCAAAGTCATAGGCGCCAATCGTCCAGTTTAGACTTACTGATCCTGCTTCAAAAGATGATCGGTATGTCTGTCCGGTCAATTCGTCCTTATACTCTGTTGTTGTACCGTCCTCTTCGGTAAACTCATATGTACCTTGATGTACATTGGGAACTTCTTTGAAAGAAGTAAACAATGATTCAAGTGTTGCATAAGTTGGAGCTGCTTCTAATGGCTCTCCATAAAGAATTTGCTTTACTCCAATCACGGATACTGTTCTTCCTGCCATATTCTTATTCTTTTACATTTAATACTTGAAATAATATTCTCACATTTACATAGAAACATTTTAAATCCCTGTTTTCTTCTATCCTTGTCGTATCGACCTCGTATGTATAAGATGTACCGTCGTAAGTAGAAGTGGCATTTAATTCCTTGACAGCCAACCTTTCTAAAGCATTAAGTCTTGTAAGAGGTGCTGTCCCTTTACGATCAAGATAAGGGATACAGATATTCACATGAACAAATCCTGCTTTCCAATAGATGCCCGGCTCTACCGAATTAACGATAATAACAACTCGCTCGGACTTCACGTCTCCTTCGGGAACCGCTCCGTCTTTATACACCTTCTTGATTCCCAGTTTTTGGGCATCTTTATAAAGTATAGTCTGTATGTCTGTTGTAACTATCATTGTAGCATTGTCCTTACTGTTATCTCTGCATCATCAATCACACGTAATCCCTTGCTATTGACAAAACTTGCATAATCCATACCGGCAACGACAATAAGTGTGAAACCTTTCGATTTACAGGCAAGGCTTCTCGCATATTCAAGACCTTGTCGGCTTCCATCACTACCATCGCCGGACTTACCTCGCGCCCAAAACTGGACTGTTTTCCGCGCTTTGGTGGTGAAATATACCTTTTCGTAGTTTTCTCCACGTCCCTGAATCTGCTTAAATCCTCCCTCTTTGATTATCTTTCCATCCTGAGCCACCACATAGCCTAACGAACTGCGTAGATTTCCCGTAATATTGTTATATTTCCCTTCTCTAACAGCCGTTTCATAAGCCCTTTCCCCCATCTCTACAAGATGAGCGAATACTTCGCTAAAAACTTCTTCAAAGAAGTTATCAACATCTGAAAAATCATATTTAGCAGTAATTATTCCAGCCATATTTGCCCATAGTTTAGATAATCCGTTGTCATAGGATTGATTACTATCCCCTCACCACGAAGAGAACCGTCAGCATTCAAAACACGAACGACATCTCCGGCATTAATTTTTACCTTTTCTGTCACAACACGATATTTGTAAGGGTAAGTAACACCATTAACTGCATAGGCACGGTCAGCACTCTGATCGTAACATTTACACTTACAAACTCGCTCCCAACTATCTCCGTCTGTACCCGGAATAGGATTGCCGTCTTCATCGTATTCGTATTCTTTTACGACTTTTTTTTCTAATATGTGAGGCGCATAATACATTACCAATACATTGAAGCGTCAGAGATTCTACTTGATAAAACATCCTCTATGCCTAATTGCTTACATAACAATGAATAATACACTTTGATACCATCCTTGTCCCAAGAAACAGAAAACCCACTCTCATTAACAGATGTAGGACGAGCCAGCAATGATGGAATAAATTCGGCAATAGCCTTATTTACTTCATTTATATTATCTTGAGCAATCTCACTTTCAAGTGATATAGAACTATTCAAAGTTATATCCACAAGATCGGCCTCCGACAATTCAATGCCGAAGGAACCGATCTTTTGTGTTATGTAATCAGCGACTTTCATTATCAATCGGGTTCTGTGTTCAACGACGCAATACCATTGATCTCCGTGATCACAGGCAAAGCAAATGTTTCAGCCTTTACAAACTCAACACCATTCGAGTTCTGAGTTTCACCTACTCCCCATTGAGCTACACGAATGCGACCATAGTTGGAATAAGTAACGCCGGGTTCAGGCCTTAATTCGTTATTGACATAGGCATTTTTGATTGTCCCCAAACTGCCGGAAGGAATAAAGACAAGGTTCTTTGCATTCCACGGATTGTAAGGGGTGAATGTACCATTGTTCTGAATCAAACACTGACGTCTAACCGGTTCGAAGACCGGCAATTCATTAGATCTCATAAATTCGTTGAGATCATTCAGCAGCAATGGGCTATTCTGCTTATCTGTTCCGAAAATTACCTGCTTAATCTTCTTGTTTCTAAGAATATAAGAAATTTTAGAAGGAGCAAGCAAGATGCGATCAAATACAACCTTATCAGAGAAAGCATCTACGATAGCCTGAATATCTGCGAATACGTCTACATTAGCAATGTTATCATCATTCCATTTCAGAGTAACCTTACCTTTATTTTCGGCAGGCATGTTATAATCGATAGTCGTTTTAACACCACCCTCAGGGTTATTCGTTTCATCCAATGTGGCAATACCTTCATTAGATAACGCCCCCATAGCGATGATATCCAGTTTTGCCTGTACGCCTTGTACCGGAGTTCTAACATTGCCCCACATCAGATCAATAAGCTGTCTTTTTGCGACTTCTTCCGGAATTGATTTGCTATCCAAAATTTGCAAAATCTTTCTGTAGTCGTCGATAGTCAAAGGCAGCGTAATTGCATGGTGGAGCACCTTTTGAGCAATAGTTTCAAGCCCATGAGTGCCCAATACCGGTTCTTTCGACTTGTCGTCAATTGTTGCAGCCGCGATAGTGACATTATACTTGCCCTTAATTTCTTCAAAGTTTAATCCAATGGAAGGATAGTCCCAATTGAAAAATCTCTCATAGAATACGTTATCAAACAGTATTTTATGCTGTCTTGATACTGCATCAAAACGCAATTGAGTTTGCCTTGTGAGCTCTCCAAAAAGAGAACTATACTTTAATCTTTCTGCCATAGTATTACTGTTTTACGTAAATAATATTAGGGTTGTTTTTCATACAGATACCCTGCATCCATGAAGCGGGTAATTGCACTGTATATCCCAAAAGGACAACTGCGTCATACGCAGCCGAAACAGTGTCTTGATCACTACCTGCCAAAGGTTCGGTGTCTTCACCAACAACAGCGTTTGGTTCATACTTGGCCGCAGAACTACTTGTAGCCGTCGCTTCAATAAGAACATCGTCTGCCGCAAGCCCCGAAATAGCAGACGACAATGTCAATACATCATAATCTGCATTTGACGTATCAATGGAAGATACCGTAACACCGGTTGTTTCCCCCTCCTTCATTACGATATCATTAATCTGAAATAAAGTTCCTTTAGGGACTCTCGGTTTTATGGTTGTTCCGCCAGATACGACTTTTGCATATTTAGATACAGCCGCAGTAAGGGTTCCGATAACAATATGTAATGGCGT